ATTTCTGTACCACGACCACCTTCTCTACGTGGAAGCCAAAAGTCTTCCATCATCGACATATATTTTTTATCGTCACGAATTTCGCCGGTTGATGCATCATAGACAAGTTTATTGCGATAACGCATCATCACATCACGAAGATATTGCTCTGCTTTTACTTTTGGAAGATTGCCAACATCAATATAGAAAATACGACGTTCTGGAGCACGAGACAATCTATAGATGACCAAACTATCCTCAATCATACGAAGTTGATTGAGTGATTTAATTGCTTTATGAAGATATGAAAGAGTTGATCCTTTGTTTCTATCTACCAGACCAGATGTGCAATAAGTAATTGAATCTTTTGCCATCTTAATTCCACCAGTTCCACCCATCGATGACGGATTGGTGGTTGGATATGTCATTTTTGGATTATAAACATAATATTCTTCAATCTCAGGAAATTCATACTGCATTGGATCATCAGTATGAACATTTGCAAGTCTATATTGTAATCTATCTTTTTCTGACTTTTTTTGTTGACGTACATAACGCATTTTCATTGCGTCAATATATCTCAACTCTTGAATGCCTTCGTGTGGATTTTTTAAATCAATGACTTTATGATAGTAAAGTCTTCCATCTACGTACCAGTTTCTGTAAATTTCATGAGACTTTTTATCAAAGTCTAATAATTCTAAAATGTATTTAAATTCTTCCCTTATCTTCTTTTTGATACCGTCACTTGCATTTAAATTTGAAAGTTCAATGGATACAGGACTATCATTTGTATCTGAAACAATTGCTTCATTAACAATATCTTCAATAGCACTATCGCACTCCGGATGAAGTGCCATTTCACGATATCTTTTAATTAGATCAAACTCAGTTCTATAGACACCTTCAATATCAACATACGAACCAAAAAACCCGCTGCTTAGGTAAAAGTCGCTCGCATCCTCATTGTTAGGAGGAACGGGCGACAAAGCACCGGGTGAAATTGGTTCGTTATCCTCAAGTGAGAATCCAAATAATTTTGCCATTATTAAAGTTTACTTGTACTTGTTTTACTATTTATTATGCTTCCTCAGTGCTAGGAGTCCAGTATTGAACTTGAAAATCTACTGTAAATTCTTCAATTGTATCTGATGTATCATAAGAAAGATCAATTGCAGAGATAGTTGTTGGAAAAATATCATAGAATTTATAAGTTTTAATAGTTTCAAGTCCACCACCAACAGCAATATTGGTTCCTACGTTTGCCGCACCTCTTCTAAATTGCTTGACAAATGCGGTTCTCATATAAGAAGCTGGATCAGTAGCACCACTTCCGTCAGCATATTGACCAATAAATTGCATCCACTGTTCCATTGCAGTTCTGATTGCAAAATCTTGATCGTTAATAACTGTAATAGTCCAAGTGTCAAATGTGCGATCGCCAGCAACTTTAAAAATTCTTCCTCTGAAAGGAACATCAATTGATGCTACATTTGATGCTGGTAAAGCAGCTGCTTTACAAAGAATTGGAAAGTTTGCTGATAGAGCACCAGTTCCAGGAATATCTCCAGGAATAGTTACTTCAAATAGATTGGGGCGGGCGCCGCCGCCAATAAGTGCTGATTTAAAATCCTGAATAGAGTGTGCCATTTTTTAGTTCCTCCTGTTTTTTGGTTTAATTAAAATCAAACTGTACCAGCTACTTCTTCAAAACTCACACCAGTTCTGGTTGCAACAAAATTGAGAGTTACATAATTAATTGATTTTGCAGGTTTTAAGTAGATATCAGCTCTGAATTCATTATTATCTACAATATCTGGAGTATTGTTAGAGGCATCACACTTCACTAAGAATCCATAAAGACCTCTCTTTGCTTCAATGTCACGGAGATATGGTTCAATAATATTTCTAAAGTTTGCTCTTGTTAGTTCATCATTAAGTTCAAACAATTGAGCTTGTGCTGCTCTTTCAAGTGCCTGCTCAATAGTGAGGAACAAGCGACGAACATTAATGCGATCAAATGCAGATGCATATCCAAGTGCAGTTTTATCGCCAAATAAAACTGTTCCGACGCCAGGTTGAGTTACGATAGCATTAATTCTCTGTGGATAAAGTTGATCTCTTTGAGCTTTTGTTGGATTATATGCAAGTTTAACTGCATTATTTAATACACCTCTCTGCTGACCAGCAGGAGAGAACCATGGATATGACACGATATTTGTGCGTGTCATTAAACCAGCAACATCAGCATTGCATGGAATATAACGGAATTGATTATTAAATCTGTCATAGGTATACTTATATCCACTATCAAAGACTGCATATGATGAAGATGATAGTGAACTAAAGAATCTAACAATATTATCTGTTTGTGTTGTTGTGTTTGTTAAACCAATAACGTTTGCTCTATGAGGAGAAACCACAGCAATACAATCTTTTCTTGCTTCTGCAAGAGAAATTAAATAATTCGCTTTTGCTTGTGAATCTGTCTCAGATGATAATCCAGGTCCATTGATTAGATAATCAACTTGAATTTCATCTTTATTTTGGAATAAACCATAAGAAGTAATTAAATCTGCTAGAGAAGCAGTCATTCCACCTGAAGCACTATAGTCAACACCACCACCTAATGAGTAAGTTACATTACCAATTGCACTAAATGTTACACCTTGAGCATTAAGTCCCCAAAGACCATTTGCTGTTGTAATTGGTGTATATGAACTTGAGAACGCTGTTGCTCTTGGAGTTGTTCCCCAATAAGAGTCTGCGGCAGATGATGGATTGTTACCCGCATAAATCTGACCAGAAAAATCAGCCAAATATTGTTTGTACCAAATTTTCTGTGGAGAGTTTACGGCAGAAACTGCATCTAAAGCTTTGGAAAGACCTATATGCTTTTCAATGATTGTTCCCTGATTGCCTGTAATAGATCCAAGATCATCTACAACTGCAATGTGTAGAGCATCATTTTTTCCTTGTCTATCAAGAGAATATCTATTTGTTATTGGTTTTGGTGCAATAGATTTCCAATAGACTGTTGAGTTTGTTAATCCTAAAGTCTGTTGGTTGTACCAATCAACGACTGAAGTTGGTGTGTATCCATCAATTACTGCAGATACACCAGTGTTAATACCCGAATTATTTACAAAAATTAAATTATCTGACGTATCAAACGCAGCAAATTGTGTATTTTCTGCATACGTAATTTTTGTTTCTGTTCCTGCATAGGATACTCTTGAAACAATTTTTACATCAACTGTACTATTTCCGTTTGTTGAATCTGTGGTAACTCCAGTAATAATTCCTTTCAGATATCCGGTAAAAGTTGAGGTTGTTCCAGAACCAGGAATAACCACAGCTGATAGAGGTGCGGTTACTCCATATCCAACTACAGCGCCAGCATCTGCAAGATTAGTTGTGTTGATACCAATTCTTTGATCGGCTAAGTCATCAATTACACAAACTTTAAGTCCGTTTGCCCAGGATCCTGGATTTTTTGCAGCGTAAGTAAAATTAGTTGCACTTGAATGATTATTTGTATAATCATCATAATTGTCAATCTTAGCAGCGGTTGTTGATGCAACTCCTACTCCAGCATTTGCATTGTTCAGAGTAGAACCACTTGTTCTTACAACTTTGAGAACACCACCATATGATAGATATGATGAAGCACTCATCCAGTACTCATATTGAGCATCTGTTGAAAGTGGCTTTCCAAAAACATTAATAAGATCTTGTTCCGTTGCAATATCAACTGGATAGTCTACAGGACCAACTGAAAATGGACCTGCAATTGCTCCAATATTATCTAAAACATTATCAGCTCTTCCTACTGTTAAGTCAACCTCTCTAGTAAGTACACCAGGAGATAATTGAGGAGTCGCCATGTTTTTCTCCGTAAAGTCTCAGTTTATCTAAGAAATATTTATTAAAAACTTACTTTACGTAGTGGAAACTGGACGTGAACAATTTACCAGTCAGGATATTCCCATTTATCAAAAACAACACTCTGAATTCTATTTACAACAACTCTTTTTATTGTACATTCTTTGCATTCATAAGAATATGATGAAGACACTGCACCTCTATCTTTTCTTGTTCTATAAAATCCATCTATCAAGTTTTTTATTTCTCCACACGATCTACATTTCCTATCGACAAGTAATAAATGTCCCAATTTGAATTGATTGTCAAGATCCATCACATGTACTCCCACATATATGCACGATCTCCATATTCATCCACATACCACCTATCACCCTCAGCATCAACAAAAGTGCCAGAGTCTAATCCATCTGATATGAATCCAAATGGCGACATATCTTGTTCAATTTGGTTTTTTTGTTCTTCATACAATCTCTTTCTTACATCTTGATCGGTGAGTTCTTTAAAATAATCTTGTGCGACTAACCAAGCATAGATTACCAGACACATTGCCAGGTCATCATTACAACCCTCTTCTGCCTCAAATGAATTATGTTTTTGAATAAATGTTGTAAGTTCTGAAATAATTTCATAATCATTAAGATATAATTTGTCTTCCTCAATCATTGTCTTGAGATTTAGACATCCAACTTTTTTTACGGTTTTGGACATCTTAACGCCAAGTTGAGTTTTCTTTCCAGAAAACCCTTGTCCAACAATTTGCCCTGCTCTACCTCTCATAGAGCACATAAGTAAATTTTTATACTCTAGATCATATTGAAGAATACTTGCTACTTGATCTCCAATATCATTAACTTCGCAAAGTATAAATGCCTCATTATAACTTGAAGCCACCTCTTGTATGATGCTTGGAAACAGCATTGGTTTTATTTCATTGTTTCTATACTTTGCAACGACTTTGTGAGGAAACTGTGTTATATCAATTACAGTAAACGCTGAGTAATCATTTCCTACGCCTCTAGCAACGTCTACAGTGACCACATAGTCATGTTGCTCCTGTGGATCAATATAAACGTCTAATCCTCCGCTACGTGTCTTAGGGTGGTCATAGACGAGGTTCCTAAGTTTAGATGGTGCAATCAGAGTATCAACAGATCCTAAAAATTCGCATTCAAACTCAACTTTGAATTGTTGTTCAGATGTGTTTGCAATGGTTTGTTTTTTCCACTCCTCATCTCTACCTGGAACTTCAGACCAATGAACATCAGTAAAGACATACTCATTTTTACCTTTCTCCGCATCGTGCCACATGCGGTAGAAATGATTCATACCATGTGGAGTAGAAACTATGATAACTTTTGTTTGTTTACCTGAAGTAATTGTAGGATAAACCGACGCAAAGAATGAGTCTGCAATATGATTTGGAACGAACGCAAATTCGTCCAAAAAGAGGATATTGAAAGACATGCCACGAACTGCAGAAGCAGAAGTAGAAGCAGCCAAGATCTTACTTCCATTCTCCAATTCCAATGAACCTTTGTTCCAAGATATGATTCCTTGTTGCATCCATTTTGGAAGATTCTCATATGCTGTTTGCAAACGATCTAAAAGTTCTCTTGCGGTTGCAGCTTTGTTTGCAAGAATACCAATATTTACGTTATCATTAAACACTGCATAATGTAAAAGAAATGATACCACAGTTGTAGACTTACCAGTCTGACGAGGCATCTTGCATATATTAAATCTATTTTTATGAAAGTTATTAATTAACTTTTCTTGGAAATGATATGGTTTAAAAGTTTGTAATCCGTGATCAAGAGTAACAATCTTTACATAATTGTTTGCAAAATAAACAGGATCATCTTTGCATTTAACAAATTCAAGAATCTGCTCTTGTGTAAATTCAATAG